GCTAGAATCGCATCTCTCTCCGTTTCTATATCCATCATCTGAATAATCGCGTCTTCTGCCTTATTGCCATGCTTCGGTGCCTTCGGCATATCCGTTATAATCGGCGACTTAATATCTATCAAAGAGCGACCTGCCATCCGCTCCAAACGCCGAAAGTTCTTCAGCACATCTCTCGCATTACATCTTGTCTGTTTGAAATCTACCTCTCGTAACAATTGCATCAAGTCAAACCGCTCCTTTATGTGATATAATAAATGTGTTGGATTTATTGAATCAGTCGGAGCGATCCGGCTTTTTTTATTTGCTCTTGATTACTTCCATGTCAACTAATCTCGCTACAGCTAAATAATGCTTGTGTTTTGCAGTCGAACGATCACACTTCATTGTATTTTCAATACGAATGATTGCTGAGTTTGACAGTATCTTTTTAACGTATCCTCTGAACGGATAAACGAACTCTTCTGCTTCACAGCGGACCATGTCACCGACTTTGAATTTTGATTTCTTACGTGTTTTAGGGTTCTTTGTCGGCATATCTAGCATTAAACCGCCGATACCATGACTACTAGCGTAAAATCCGTCTTTTAGTTTCATCTTTCTACCACCTCTTCCACTGTTCCATTCACCAACAATGCTGCAGCATCCGCTGTTGCTTTATCAGTGAAAAGCAATCGATGAGATGGATTGCATTCAAAACTATAATTTACTCCATCTTTTCCCCATAAAGCACATTTAGTAAGATAGTTTCCATCGGCATTCTTTATTGCCCATAACGGCTCTTTCTCAACCTCGTAGCCGTTGTATAGGCTCAATAGTGTTTCATATGATTGTCTTGTTGCCCAAGCGAGTAATTCTTCTCCTTGCTCTTGCGTCACTATGCCATCTCGTACAAACCAATCACAGAAATAATATGAATCACCATCTTTAGATTTGATTAAATACGCTATTTTTTCAGCTTTTGTAAAAGGGTCCGTAGATTTCTCAAGCCAACCGGCCACGAGTTGTGGAATAACTGGTTTCTGCGGTTCGTCTATTTTTTTCATTAACGTAATACCTGAATTTATACTCTCGTTATAGCAAGCAGCTATTGCATCATTTCCTATCGCTTTAATACTTTCTAACTTTTTGATTGCTTCCTGTTTATTCATCGCTGTTCCTCCAATAACTCGCTATTCTCGTATATATTTCCGGTGACTTCGTACGTGTATTCTTCAAACAGCTCTGTGTTAAAAATTTGATACTCTAAGTCTTCATCAACAGTGGCACAAACTAATCCGGAATAATCTATTGAATTTTTGACAATACAGACTTTATTATCTAAGTAATCGAAGCCATTTCGCACGCTGACTAATACTATATCCCCTTCAAATATATCCACACCATTCTTATCTTTCATTCCTGTGGATTGCATGAGGTCGATGTTTCGCACGTGATATGATTTCAATTCGGTAGGATTTATCCAATATTCAATAAAGTTTGTTTTGCCGTTTTTAGTAAAATGCAAGACGGCTACATCTCTCATTACGTTCTTTCGTTTATCCCACGCTCTAAACTTCGGTATCATTCGCTGTCCTCCTCGTATTTTTCAATCAATTCCATTACTTTTTTCACTATTTCAAACTCAACCGCTTTTGATTCTTCGAAATCATGAACAATTTCTGGAAACAGTACATCATCAACTACCCACAAAATAATCTGGCGCTTTCCACCAAAATTTATGATTAGATGGTCCGATTCCACAGATAGTGTTGCTCCTGATTCGATATCATATAAATCCATGCTGAATTGAACGAGTTTTTTTATCATTTGCTGTCCTCCTCAAATACTCTTCTAATATTTCTTTATACTTCTCTACAAATTTGAAACGATCTTGATGAAGTTTCTTGCTCCAATTTGTTTGCCGATCCAGCTCACGCATCTGATCGAACCCTTTTTGAATTTCGTTGTAATAAAATTCAATGTTTGCTGCTGCTTTCCAATGCCTGCTACTTCGCACTCCTGCTCCTGTTTCAGCCATTTCTAACTTAACTAATTCAGCTCGTTCTTTTGATTTTTTATCTTTCTGAATCTTCATCATGATTTTCTTGAGGATGATGTCACTGTATTGTGTAATGAGATCCATTATTTCTCCTCCTCGATCTCACATGCCTGTTCAAACTGTCTAGTGATGTTTTCTAACGCTTTTTTGTACTCGATAATACTTTTTATCGTTCTTTCTTCACTTAACACGTAATCGCGTTGTATCGCCTTTAAACACGATGAGACCGTTTGAAAGTATCCGATATCTGCTCGTGATTCTTCTTTTGCTTCGGTGTAGCGGATGTTTCCTTCCTCATCTCGTCTTACCTTCGATAAGACAATATTTCTAGAATCACTGGTAATTCGATAATCTTCGATTTTCATATCTAGCATTTTTTCTCCTCCACATACCTAAACTGTCGTCCTTTTGAATCAATCCATAAGCTCCTAGCTCTATCCCAGATAATGTTTTTGCTTAATCCAGTAATTTCAGATAACTGTTCAGCAGTACCTGTTACTAAAATTCGGTCATCATGCCAGATTGCAATTTTTCTCGGCGTTCTCCGTTTGGGCTTTTCAGTCCACATTGATTTACCGAGCTTTTGGACTTCTGCAACTATTTCTTTGTCTTCTTGCCAAGATTCTGACTTGGTTAATTCAGCAATTCTTTTCATTGCTGCTTTCTTATCCACGCTCATTCCTCCAATCGATGGATTTCCCTTCTTAAATTTTCTATGTGCAAATCGATTGCCTTTCTAGCCGTTTCATTGACCATCACTGCCTTTGTTCGCTCCAGATCGTCAATCTCACGCTGAAGGCTTCGAATACGCATTTGAATCACTTCTTCTGTTGTCATGATGATTCCTCCACGTATCTAAACGTTCTCTTCTTAGCGTCTGTGTAGCCACACCTTGCTCTTTTCCTCACGATTTTCTCGTGCAAGCCTGTGAGACTTGCTAACTGTTCAGCTGTCCCTATCACTAGAAGTTTGTCACCGTGCCAAATTGCGATTTTTCGTGGTCTTGGCTTGTTGCTCTTGTCTGCCCACATCGCTCTTCCAAGCCTCATCACTTCTGAAGCAGCTTCTTTGTCATTTTGCCAATCTTCTGAATAAGTCAATTCGATAATTCGCTGCATTGCCGCTTTCTTATCCATCCCGACATTCTCCTTTCAGTAATTTGAGTACTTGATCAAGTGCGCTCTCACGTCCGCCATGGAACGTGTTGAGCCACTTGTCTTCGTACGATACACTTTGTCTTAAAGCTTCTTGATGCATTAGTTCAATCTGTGCTGTAAATGTCTTTAGGTCCATCTGATTACACCTGCTCAAGTTCATTAAGATGTTTTTGCAAGCCTTTAACACAATCAACAAATAGTAATTTGGTATATGCTAAATTTCTTAATTGTGTTGTATCGATATAAAGTGCGAAATAGTATCTGAGCTTACTCCAACTCGAACGATCATTCTTAATTCCTTCAATTCCAGCTTCTTCGAGTTGATCATATACGTCTCTCAGGACGTCTAATTCCTCGCCCTTTTTATAATTCGCTATTTCATTAATTAGTTCTAGATAATCGATCTTCATTTTTCCACCTCTTAGAATGGTGCTTTTGATTGTCTATTAGCTCGTTCTAGCGCTTTTTTCTTGAGATAGGCTTCTTGGTCGATTGCCCATTCAGGAAGCTTCTCTCGTCTTCCTGTGCGCTTGTATCCACTGCTTGCGTTCTTAGGTTCACTTTTTTCTTTCCTTGCCCAACTTCGAATAGTTGCCAAATAGTTTTTATAAGTCTTACCAGATGATTCACAATACTCTGACAGTCGTTCGATTCGCTCTTGGTAATCATTAGGGAATTCTGTTTTGAGTTTCTCCATCTGCTCATCTGACAAAAGAACATTTTTATACTCTCCGTATTTATGACGGATGGGCTTAGCCTTCGATTTTTTCGAAGGCGTTAAATCTTTTATCTCTTTACTATCCTTACCTAACCTATCCTTACCTAACCTAACCTGTGTATCCATTTGGTATACCGCTTGGTTGTCATCTGGTATACCAAGTTTTTCATCATGTTTAGAAAGCTCTTCTGCAAATGTATAAGCTTTGTTATCTTTGTCTGCTAGTAAAGCTTTTTCATCCTGATATAACGTGGGTTTGTAACGATCATTACGAATATAGTTGTGTATTTTCCAATGCTTAATGACGATCACACCGCTCTCGAAAACTAAGATGAATCTTTTTGCCATAAGCAGTTTTAAATCATCATCACCACAACCAACCATACGTTGTATTTTTTTGGGATTATTAATAAATCCATCATCATCTGCGCGCATTGATAGATGGAAATATAATGCCTGTGTCGATAAAGGCATATCTAGGAATGCATCAGAATCAATAATTGTCTTTGCGAACATTCTTCTTTCTGCCAAAATTATTCCTCCTCATCCACGACGATAATCGTGTACTGGTAACAAGTCTCTGTAATTCCATTAACTAATCTATTCGTCTTAATTTTTTCAACACTAATATCGCTTTGTTCAGCTTGTGTACCAATGAAAGCAAATGTCATGATTTCTAAGAACAATTTGTCTCTTGGACTCATTTTTTTATACTTAGTGCGCCATGTTTGTGCAAACGCTACTGCGTTTAAATTAATCATCATTAGCCCCCGATTCTTAATTTCTTGATTGTCTCCTGGTTTAACTTAATCCCTTTGATTTGATACTTATTTTTGAAATTGGTCACACCTATTTTGTGTTTCTCTGTGTGATGGATTCTGCAGAGTGCTGCAAATGTGTACTCTGAA